TAGGCCCTATTATTAGAGGTGACCATAAGAAACGGTCTAGAAACGCCCAAATTGATATGGAATATGACACTATGATAATTGGTCATTTTCATCAATTAATACAATTAGAACGACTTATTGTAAATGGGTCGCTAAAAGGGTATTGTGAATATGCCTACAGCAACAATTTTGGCTTTGAACCCCCTAGACAAGCTTTATGGATAACGCACCCTTATCATGGCATTACTTTCTCAATGCCTGTTAATGTGGATGTATCCTTTGAAAACTCTGATAAATCAGAATGGGTTAGCTGGAAAGGTTAATATTAACTAATTAGGGGAATTTATTATGTCGCTGCTCACCCCTGAATATTTAGCTAAACTTTATACTACGTTTGCTAAATTGCCACCATTCGATAAATATGCTTTGCCAAGCGCCAATGCTATTGAATGGAAAGTAATTAAAGACAAAAGGGTATGCGGTTATTTTCATGCAGACCCATTAAAAATAGAAATATCTAGTAGTTATTGCAAAAAGTTCAGAATATTATCTGAAACTATATTGCATGAGATGATTCATTTAGTTTTGTATCATTGTAAAAAATACGAGCATTATGATGAACATAAACTTGAATTTTATAAATTAGCAGTAGAAGTATGCAAAGTATATAAGTTTGAAATAAGAAAACTTTAATGGAGGAAGTTATGAAAATAAATCAAATAATAAAAGAACGTGAATCAACTCATGGTGATTTTGAAATGAAAGCCATATTTGTTCAGGAAATCATGGAAAATATTTCAGGATTATATTCTTGGAAAGATATGCCAGCAGATCAAAAAGAATCCATACACATGATCCTAATTAAATTAAGTCGTATTTTATATGGTGATCCTGACCATAAAGATCATTGGGATGATATTGCTGGTTACGCTGAATTAATAGCAAATAGACTTAAAGATAGTAAATTATAAGTTGCTAATTTTCATTCAAGTTATTGATTTATATGAAAAGAATGAAAACAATGTGCATGAAATTTTAATAACCCATTAATGGTTTTTAATGATTTTACTGATGGTTTTGCCTACATAAACAGATAATCTTATATTTACAGGCAAATTGCTTGGATAAATAAGGATATATTATGTGGACTAAACCAGTTGCAACAGAAATGCGCTTTGGCTTTGAAGTTACAATGTATGTAATGAATAAGTAAATTATAGGGTAGGGCGCAGATTTAATAGTTATTACATGACAAAGAGAAAGCCACAAAATCTTCGCCTTACAATATCCTCTGATGGTGGCTTGACCGCCCTAAATATTTACCAATAGCAAATAGCGTATTCTATAGCCAAACGTAAAGGTAGGCTGATAATACAAAGAAGGCACATAATAGTGACAAGCGCAACAGATACAAAAACCATTTCATCCATTATTCAGAACGCATATTTGGAAGTGGATGAGCTTTTAAAAGATCAGTTTTTTCGTGAGCTTTTAATTCTTTTTCTAATTCCATTACTTTAGCTTTTTCTTTTTTCCATTCGCGTTCTACAACGTAATGTTTGCCTTCTGAACGAATAGCTGGCTTTTCAGCTTTGTAGGTAGGTTTAGTTGCCATAATGTCTTGTTCCTTGTTTATCAATAATTAATTGTTCTAATCTTGGTTCTTTACCTTCTTCAGCGAACCCAATGTGACACCATCTATCATACTCCAAAATGACTTGATCGTATTGAATACCACTAGAAATAATAGCGTTAACAATGTCCACAGGGCTACCAAAAGCAGGGCAAATGATGTCAGCAGCCAATCCCTTAACGTGAGCAGAAGTTGGTTTACTTCCCAACATTCCATTAACAAGTAGGCAACGATAAGCGCTATTAATATGTATAGGATGTCCAAGTAAACGCCTCACACTTTCTAAATTTAATGACAATGTCTTTAAATTATCTAATACTTTAGGATCGGTTGGCGTATTGTCAATATGGTTACGATCCGCTATTTCAGAAGCATAAAGCTCTTCAAAAGTAAAATGTTCAGTTATATTCATTCTTCAGATTGCGCTTGTTTAGTAGGTGTTGAATGATAAAGCATTTGATCTTTTATTTGACTGCCATGAGATGAGCCAAAATAAAAAGATATAACGCCAGTCCATGCAGTTCCTAATGAACCTAACATAATCATTAAAGCATTGTTTGACGGATCAACTTTATTAAAAAATAATAAAATTAAAATACCAAAAAATCCAATAGTTGTAATAGCAGCCAATATAGCTGGAATATTTGACTTTGTAGCCATTTCCATATTACGAGCAGATACAGAATCAGCCACTTCTATTTTAGCAAAGTCAAGGCCTAATTCTTGTGCTTGACGTTGTAATTCTAATTCGGCTAATTTAACTTGTGCAATTTGATCGGCAGAAAGTTTATTAGATTGAATTATGTCATTGACTTCATGTGGCGCTACATTTAAAGCTTTAGACAAAACAGTCACAGCTAAACCTGCTAATGGGCCACCTAATGCGCTAGCAACTGTTGGTGCTATTTGTAATAACCAATTCATTTTATATGTTTTAACCTTTCTTCAATAATAGCTATTTGTTCTTTGTTAGCCATAATTAAATTGCGATTTTCTTGAATTTCATGTTCCAAGTCTTGACGTAACTTTTCACGAGCCAATTCTGCACCTGTGTTAGGTGCTTGTTTATTATCAGTCGTAACTACTAAACTTGTCTTTTGATCAATAATAGTAACTTCATGTTGTAATGCGCTTAATGATTGAACAAGATAAGCTGTAGCACCTACTAAAAGCGGTAATAGAGCAAACAATAGTTTCTCTATAAATGCACCTTTTTCGTTTTGTTTATCTTTCATTATTGAGCTACGGTTGTTGTAGCGCCATTTTCATTAGTTACAGGAGTAGGAGCTACTAGTGTAGGAACAGGTATATCTACTACTGGTGATACTTCAGGTGCAGATACAGCAACTTCTGCTTTCTTATGAGCAATTTTGCCAATAAGTGTTTCAACAGCCAAAATAACTGCTCTTACATAACCTACTAATGTTTTAATTACTTGTAATACTGACTGAACAACAGCCCATAAATCTTTAATTAATTGCATATAAACTCCTTATTTTAAAAGATTACTTATTAATAATAACAATACTGCACCGACTGAACCTAACAATATTGTTTCTAAACGTTTTAGTCTTGCATTAATTGCTTCATATCTTAATGCACAAATTTCCTCGTGTGTGCTTAATCTATGATCTACATCTTCTAAACTATGCTTTACCATGTTACGCTTTCATAATATATGCTAGGGCATAATAAGGTGGAAGGTTAGCATTAGTGCCACTTGAACCTGTTGAAGCATTGGTGACAGAAATACCTGTAAATGAATTTTGTGTTTGTGTAGTTGCTGCAGTAGAACCTGTGTTAGTATTTTGTGTAACACCAATTGTGCCACCACCTGTTTGTGCAACTGATTCTAAATGGAAGTGACCAGGATCAGTAACAGATGCAGTATGAGTATGAGATACTACAATAGCGTCTGTAGAACCGCCTGTTTGTGCTACTGAATAAGTATTGCCAGCGCCTACAATAAATCTATCTTTTAAATTAGGTGTGCCATTTGTTCCATCACATAAATAATAACCTGAAGGAATAGCGCCAATAGCACCTGACCACATAATAATAGAACCGCTAGGAATAGATGTAGAACCACTAGAAGTTGTGCCTAATATTCCGTAGATATTGTCATAGGTAGCAATTAAATTATTATTTGCATCTTCTAAAACTAATTTGTATGTGTAGCCTGAAGTAAGCCATAGTTCAGCAGGCAATCTACCGTCAGTTCCTAAAATAATAGGATTAGAATTTGCAATTAACCCATTATTATCTTGATAGGTAGTTAAAGGTGTAGATGATCCAGCTTGATATGTAAAAAGCTGACCTGAAGCTAATGGAAGGCCTGTTGTTCCTAAAAAGTTTATTCCATTGCCTATTGGTGATAAATTGACTGACATAATTATTCCTCTGTTGTTCTATTTATTGCATTTAAAATACTATTTAATGTATTTGCTCTTGTTGCATTAATTCCTGTTTTTGTTGCAGCTCCACCTATTTTAGCACCTGCTTGACCTGCTTTATACAATCCCATACCAACCGCTTTAGGAGTTTGAAATGGAATAGCAAGTAACGAATATGGATTAGCTAAACTACTTAACAATGTCATAGCTTCAACACCACCAGCCAAACCTCTTGCTGTAGGTGAACTTAAAGCTTGTCCTGCTAACGAACTAATAAATGGTTTGCCACCTTCTTGTTCAAGTTCTTTAGCTAAACTTAATCTTTGACCATAATTAGTTGATACATTATTTCTTGTAATGCTTTGTAATTTTTTTAACGCTGTATCAGCAGACGATTTAGCGCCTAAAGATAATGCTTTTTCTATTTCTCTAATTTGTTCTGAAGCTTCAGAATAATCTGACATTACTTTAGAATACGTTGGGGCTTGTTTAGAAATAGTATTTTTAATAGAACTATAAATATCATTACCAATTCTATTAGAATTTAATTCTTCATAAGGTATTCTATTAGTAATAGCACCAATACGTTGTTTTAGTGCATCTAAACCTTCAGGTGTATGATATGTTGCTGCATCAGATTTTTTCCATTTAGAAATTTCATCTTCCAATTCTTGATGGATTTTAAATGCAGTATCATCTTTAATTTTGCCTTTAAATGAAATTGAGTCTTTAGCGTCACTTACTGCTTTATCAATATCATTAAAATCTAATATAGATTTATCTTTTGAAATATCAGTCATTCCTGAACGATATTCATTTGATCTATTAATTTTCATTTGACTTAAATTATAACGAGCATTTTCTAAAGGTTCGGTAATTGAACCTTGACCTGTTAAATGACGCCAAAAATCAGGGTCATTAGTCCAACCTGATTTTGCTGCTTGTGCAATATTTTCTGCACCTGTTCCTGTAGTTAAACCTAATATTGGTTTTCCTATTCCGGCAATTGCTTTTGCTGTGCCGGTAATTGGATTAGTGACATCTGCAGCTTTTTCTAATGTTGATATAACTTTAGCTGGAGCGCCTACTTTACCTGCAATACTTGCTCCACCTGATAATACAGCAGAAAGATCACTAGCAACACCTACAGGGTCTTGTGCTAAAGCTTTTTTAAAACCTTCACCACTTCCATATCTTTCTTTATAAAATTTACCAACTGCATTAGCCATTTCAATACCTTTTTGCAGATGTTCAGGGTCTGTGTCATGTGCATCAACCCATTTTGCAATGTCTTCAGGCATAATGTTGTGTAATCCGCCTCTAGCCAAATCTAATACGCTACTTGCAGTTTCAACTGGATGTCTTACGGCGCCATATAAATTTTTACCAAATTCAACAGCGCTTGGAATTACATTTTGATAAGCTTGTGCTGCAACTTCACCCCAACCTAATTTATCTTCAGCTTCAGCTTTGCTTAATTTTTCAAATAAATTTTCTGAAGTTACAGGAATAGAAACTTTAGATTCACCTGAACCTTTTATTTTGCTATAAAGATCATCAGCCGTAATACCAGGCTTAATTTCTATTTTAGGTAATTTTAATGTTTCTGCCATTATTTACTTTCATTTGACAAATTTTTTAATTCTTCAAGTTTCTTAAATAAATTATTAAATTGTTCTTTAGAAAGATTACCAAATTGTTTTTTAAGATGATTAAAGTCTGTAGGAGTTAAATCATTTAATGACTTATCGCCTATAACACCTAATAAATGAGTTACATTAGGATCATTTGTCATTTGAGAATATTTATTTTCAAATCTATTTATAGCAGCTAAATTAGGTTTATTAGGATCACCTTGATGATTTAATATACCTCTTTGGAATAATTCTTGTGAAGCAAGTCTGCCTTTATCATTATAAATAATTTCTCTTAAAGCACCTTTACCAGTTGAAAAATCACCATAAGCTGTTCTTTGAGATGCTTGATCTTGATTTGATCTTGAACCTTCTTGACGAATACGTTGCTCAAGATATTTTCTAATTTCTTGTTGTTCTTTACTTAATCCAACTCCCATTGTTTTTTCAACAATAGCTTTTTGAATTGGTCCAATATCAAGATTTGGACTATCTAACAATTTTAAAATTTTATCATTTGTATATTTTGTATTTGGGATTGATTCTATATTTGCTGTATTTAATGATTCTTTTGCTGCAGTAGGCAACCCTGATAATCTTTTAACTCTTTCTCTATATGCTTCATAAGTTTCTGAAGGATCGCGAGTTAAACCACCTTTAGCTTCAAAAGATTGTCCCATATTTTGTGGAACAGATGCTTGTGGTTGTGGTGCAACAGGTTGGTTAGCTTGAATAGGTTGATTAACATTTCCTGCTGTAGGTTGACCGCCTCCACCAATAACTCCTGGTGCGCCTGTTTCTGTTGTGTATGTTTGTGGTGATAATGTTTTATTTAAATATGGACCACTTGGTGTTCCAGGTTGTTCAACAGCTAATAATGGATTTCCTGTTCTTTGAGATACAATTTGACCGCCAACATCAACATTTTGAACATTTGGATATAATTTTTCTATTCTAGCTTGTGAACTTAATGTTCTAGCTTGTGCTTGTGCAAGCCATGCTTTTAAATCTTTAACTGAACCACCAACAGGCAATCCTGTTAAAAATTGCTTTTCTGTTTGATCGTTACCACCAATATTTTTATTAATTTCTTTTGCTCTATTAATAATATCTTGCGCAGTTAAATCAGGTTTAGCCATTAAATCTGTTGTAGCCGCATTAATGCTATCAAGATGTTTATTCATATTATCAAGTTTAGCAACATCTAATTCTTGTTGTGCTTTTTGAATTTCTAAAGGATTTAATTGTTGTTTTTGTTTGTAAGCTTGTGCAGAGCCAGCAATATTCATCATATCGCCAAGACTCATTGCTTGTTGTCCTTTTACACCTAAAGATATTGAAGGGTCGATATTAAAAGCCATAATAAGTCCTTATCCGAATATTGTGCTTGAATTAGAAGGGCCAAGCAAACTACTTAACATATAAGCATTTCCAATGTTTTGTGCGCCTGTGCTGTAAGCATTTGCTGCGCCAACTGTTCCTGCAGCTTGAGCAGCCGCTGCACCTGTAGCCAAGTTAGCCACATTAGTTCCATAATTTGTAGCTAATGTATTAGAAGCATTTTGTGCAGTTTGTCCTAATCCTGCAATAGAAGCTAATGTATTATAAATGTTACCGCGTTGTGTTTGATAGTTATTAAATGCGCTTTGATAAGCATTGCCTGCAAAGTTTTGAGTATAGTCTTGCATTGCTTTTAAAGTGTTGCCACTTACTAAACCACCTGTTGCATTTTGTTGATTAGCTAATGCTTGTTGACCTTGACCTAATTGGAAAGCATAGTTAGGTGCTAAATTAGCGTTTAAGTCTTTATTGCTAAATTGATTAGTTAAATAACCTGAACCAACACCTGTTCCAATAGGATTACCACTAGCATCAAATTGTGTAAATTGACCTGAACCTAATTGACCGATTTGATTTAAAGCGCCATAACCTGTAGCTCTTGCTGGAGCTAATTGTTGATTTTGTGTATTAAATATTTGACCTTGTAATTGTTGTTGGCCTTGTGCGGCTGCGGCTTGAATTTTAGCTGCGTTTTGTGCAGCATTAGCACCTAATAAAGAACTACCAATATTGGCTGCAGTTAAAGCGCTTGTAGGGGATATTTTACCAATTAAGCTACCTGCACCTGCAACTGAAGGTAAAGCGCCTTGTGCGGCCATATTAAGCGTTCCACCGCCATTCATAATACCTGCAACAGTAGAAGGATCGATACCGCCTGCAGCTTGACCGATAAAACCTAAAGCTTGATCTTGTGTATAACCTGCTGCGGTATAAGCATCAACCGCTTGTTGAATTTGAGCTGCATCCATTGTGCCACCTGCAGCACCTGCCGCAGTAGAGCTACCACCAAGAATTGAAGGGTTATAACCTAGCGAACCAGCAATACCGCCACCGATACCACCAGTTACTGCGCCCATTAGTGGATCACCACCTGTTATACCGCTAACAACAGCACCAGTTAAAGCCGATCCAACAACGTCAGTTGCTACTGTTCCTAATGCGTCACCAGCAATTGCTCCTATAACAGAAATACCCATAAATTAATCCTTTATAATTTTTCCTACGATTACATCTTCATCTACATATCCAAGTCTATGTAAAATAGACCTAAAATCTTTATTAAATTTAATATGCCAAAGAATTTTGTCTGCCTTTATTTCTTTTAAAAATTTTTCTGAAATTTTTATAAGTTTTAACCCTAAACTTCCTTTACGATAATTGGGATGTAAATACAATACATCGTTAGTAGCATAAGTAGTTGATTTATAATGTATATGTTTTGTAATAAAAAATATTGAATATCCAACAAGTTTTTTTTCATCTCTAGCTGTAATACATAATAAAAGATTATTGTCACATAAATATTTATATCTATCCCAATCAGGGTCTAACGGTATTACATCTTTATTTACTGCAACTTCATCATAATGAAGTTTTGTTAGTTCTTTAATATCCTCACCCCATTGAGAATATTTTTCTATATCAAATTTAATCATTCAATTGCTCCATTCAATTGTTAAAACCTTATTTATTGATTGTAATAAGGCACTTTCACTTGTTGACCATTTACAGTCATGTTAATAAATCCAGCAGGTTTTGCTGGTAAATTTGCAGTTCCTGTTGTTGCAGAATTAGAACTTGTAAAATTAAGCAAATTTAAAAAATATTGTTGCCATGCACGAGTGGGTCTTTTAGTAGTGCCATCTAAAAATTCAGTTTGTGGATAAGGATTATTTTGATTTGAACCCCAAATTCCGCCTGACATTAATTTTCCCCTTCTTGTGCTTTAAGGTTAGCTGATATTATAACCGCATTTACAGGGTCTGTAACCACAACCTCAAAAACTCTATCTCTAGACCAACCTAATCTACGCCAAATAGCACGATTTTTATATTTACCTTCTTGTCCTATTTTAACCCAATGTTCATTGGACCATGTAGAACCGCCATCATTTGACCAACGAAGCATAGCTTGTGGGTTAGTTGTAGTTGTTTGTAAGCCAACTTGATTACTTTGACCTAAAATTAATGTTTCATCAGAAGTAATTATTAAAGTGTCAGTTGGCGCAATATAATAAGGTGAATTAATAAAAATACCTTGCGTTTTAGATGACAAACCTGTTGTGCCTACGCCTGGTTGAAATTGTATTTGTAATTCTTCTAAATATTGACGTTGTAAATCAGTTACTAAATGAGGCGCACGTCTTAATCTACGGATATTTTGACCATTATCGGTATAGTTTGATGTATCTAATTGATAAATTTGACCGTTAGAATGATCGCCTACAAGCACTAAACCTTGGAATAAACTAGCGCAATTACCACGATGTCTATGATAAATATTATTATTGTCAACCCATAACCATTTATGCCACATTTCACTAGCAACGTCATAAGCCCATGTTAAATCTAATGTAGGGAAAGATACGACATAAACTTCGTGGCCTTCTAATTGATAAGTCCAAGCTACTGCGTCATCAATATATTGATCGGTTAATGTATTTTCTACAGCATGAGTGGATATTCTTTGTGGAATATAACCATTCATCATCATAATTTGAGCTTGACCACGAATGTTACGAGATACATAAGCAAATGAATTGCCTACTCTAGACATTGAAAATTTAGCCGCAATACCATGTTGAGTTGATGTGCCAGGAATACGTTGGAATGGGAAAGGGAAAGAACCTACGTCTACCCATACTTCAGATGAAGCTTCACCAAGTAAATAAACTTCTCTATGATCTACTATTAAAGATACAAGGTTATCAGGCGCACCGTCTTTAGATGAAAAGCTTAACGGATTAGTAACAGGGCTTAAAGGATTAGAAGCTGCCCATTGTTGTGAGTTAGGTTTATTGTAAACAAAATAGTTATCTACAATATCAACAGTATTAGCTGCATTAAATGCGCCATCGCTTGAAGGCAATACGCTAAAGTTTATAGCATACATTGTTTCAGAGCCAACAGTTTGTGAATTACTTACAACATAAGTTCCTGTGCCACCTGCTCCTGTGCCAAATGTTAAAGCTAAAGTTAATCCTGTGCCTCCACCATTAGTTGATGTAGATACATTGTTAGTAGGTGTAGATGTATATGAGCCTGAATTAGTCCTTGTTAAGCCTGTAACAGCGCCACTAGCGCCAATACTTGTTACGGTATAGGTAGCAGGGCTTGTGCCATAAACACCGCCTAAAACAGTTACTGTGTCGTTTACAGCATATCCTGTGCCAGCAGTAGCGATAGTTTCGCTTAATACTGTGCCTTGACCTAAAGCTACAATAACTGTGTTTGAAGCCACACCTACACCTTGAACAGTTTGACCTACGTAAAGAGTTCCTGTAACTGCTGTAGCGGTGAGTGTTGTGCCTGAAATTGAGCCTGTAATGGTAGCGCCTACTGCTACAGAGTTTAATACTTCAGATGACTCTGTTTGGGATAGGTTAATAGAATATGTGCCAACGCCACCTGTTGTTCCTGTTAGTTGGCCTGTAATAATAGTTTCAGCAGTAACACCTACACCTAATAATGATTGAGATGCGGCAATTGTTCCGTTTTTAACTTGAGTTACAGTTAATGTAGTGCCTGATACAGAACCTACAAAATAAGCGCTAGAAGGAGTAGATATGCGCCATGTATAACGATTAACTCCGTCTACAATATATACATTTACACCATTGTCAGTAATTGATACGCGACCTGTATTAGTGTTTAATTGACCTACCATTGTAGGTGTTAGCGTAGCAGTTAAAACATAGACATAAGAACCGACCACAGCGACCATATATTGACCGCCTGATACAGTTCGCATACCACGAACTTCCTCTTGGTTTTGGAATACAATTTTTGAAGTTAAGCCAGGTGTAGGATATAAAGATACAACACCGCGTGTGCCAGGTTGTTTTAACGGATCAATTTCAGGGCGAAAATTGATACATTCTTGTGCGTCTTGATAAATCGAAGGCGCTTCGTAGCTTGGCCCAACAAAACCAAAATCCGCCATAATTTACCTTTATCTAAAGAATCCGCCTGTAAGAATCCAGCCAGCGTCTTTTTGACGGCTTGATAATAAAGCGTCATTGAATCTAGCAGATTGAACAGGTTTCATATTTGTTCTCTTAATAGTTGCTTTTCCTTGTCCTGCATAAGCTGCAATCATGGCAATTTGTGTTTGTGATGCTTTGCCATACATAGGCATTAATCTTTCAGCTAAACACCAACGTAGCGCCATAGAATAGCCTTGTGGAAGGTTTACATTGTCATACATGGTTACAAATCGACCAAAGTTAGTATTGGCAAATATGTGCATTTCACCTTGAGCAGGATTAGGCCATACAAAAATGTTACCTAATGTTTCTGTAGGTTGATAGTAAAGTGCTTTAGGCCATGGACCATTTAATGTTTTAAGACCAATTATTTGATAATCTTCAACATTTAAAATAGCTACAGGATAGTCTAATCCCCCATTAACGATAGGAGTGCCATTAGAATTAGTATTGATACGAACAAATGCGGAATCAATATTGAGTGGTCTTTGATAGTAAAGACTAATGGCTGTAGATGCAACGTTTTGACTGATATTGACTTGATAAGTCCCAACTTCATTTACATTGCCTCCTGCGCCTGTAAGCATTTGTGTAATTGTAGTGCCAGGTGTAATACCTGTGCCTGATAGTGTTTGATTAACTGCAACAGCACCTGATGTAATGCCTGTAACTGTAAGAACATTACCTGCAATAGAGCCTGTAATACTTGCACCTACTTGACCGCCTGGACCAATGGTATATTGTGTTTGACCTGGTGTAATTGGATAGATAATTTCTGTTTTGTAGAAAATCATCATATCTTCATTTGACCATTGGTCAATCATGTCATTTAACATATCAAAAGCGTCTTGTGCTTCTTCAGGCGCAGGAGTTTCACCTGAAGCTAATGCACCAATATCTTTTAATGCTCTTGAAATAATATCAATGGGTTGTGCCATTATAGATCACCTATGTTAATTTTCATGGGTTGCCAAGGAAGTTGTGCTTTGTTGTTAATTTTTAAATTATTAAGTTGTTTTTCTAAATTATCAGTAATATGACAAACTTGATTAACTGTGGCTTCTTTTTCAATCCAAGAAACAATATCTTCTTCTTTAACGTCAGCTAAAGGTATGTTAAGTGTTTTATCGCTAAACCACCAATTACCTTCAGTTTCTACTGAATCAATTTCATTATCGGCAATAACGTGATATTTGGCATGAGTAATTAACTCGCCATCAGTTGATATTTCTTTTACTTTCCAAGTGTAATTAGCCATTTTGTTTAGGTGCGTTAGGATCAGGTGACCATGTAACATTAACTGCACTAGCAACACCATCTACATCTGTAGCTGCATTGATAGCTGTGATAGCATTTTGAGCTTCTGTGCGAATAACCGCTCTCCAACCATTCCATGTAGGATTAATAGGTGTTGATGTTTCAAATGCTTTAACTGCCATCCAGTCACTAGGCAATAATAAGCTGTAAGCAGTAGCGTTTACTTGTGATACTGCATTAGCTTTAACTGTTGCCAAGTCTTTAGGTGTATTTACATAAGTTAATGTAGCTTTGTCTAATGTTGATGATACCCAGTAGTAAATATCAGATTTAGGTGAGTTAGTAGCAACTACTTCTTCTAATCCAATAGCTAGTTTTTCTTCTGGGGTTGAAAGGTTGAGCCAGTTGTTTGGGTATTGGACATCATTAATAGTAAATGCTTGTCCTTCGTTAATATATTGTCCGTCTGTTGATGAATAAAACATAAGTTCTCCTGTTATCTTGCTAAAGCGTTTTTAAATGGATTTTCTGCAAATGCCATATACATATATGTATTTGTAGATGAGTTAATTTCGTTATTAATACCTCTTAATTTAAATCCATTACTTAATAAATCTAATATTACTTGTGGTGAACGACTAGAACCATTTGTTTCTGCACTAGATGAATTAGGCCAAAGATTTAAATAAGCAACATTATATGTATCTCTAGAGGAATCTATTATTAACCAATTTTCTGTATTTAAATTAGTATTTTTAATCATAACAAATTTAGGTCTAAATCCTAAATAATTAAAAGGTCCGTCTGTAGAACCATTAGCAGTATAATAACCTATTTTGCTAAAACCAGAAATTTCAGCAAAAGCATAGCAAACATAATTACTACCTGATTGACAAGTATTTACATCATTACCACCTAAAGTAATTACAGATGAAGTAGGTAACGTAGACCATGGACTACCTTGAGCAGCTCCTCCAGTAGTAGCATTTAAAAACATATATTTAACACCATTATCAGTATAAATATAATTAACTACCCAATTGCCTGAACCACTACTTCTATTCTTAATTATCCACAATTTAGGTGCAACACCTAATCCATGACCAATAGTATTTGGTGATGTATTTGCACCAGCATAAGTAATAACACTAAACCCAGCACTTGCATTTACAGATACAGTAGATGTAATAGAGCCATTAGTGTTAGATGATGATGAGCCTTGTCCAGCTTGCCATTGCCAGCCTACAAAACTTATACCACTTTGGTTAGATGTTCCATTTGTTCCTAAACCAAATCCATTAGTATTAAATGATGTTAATGTTGTGCTATTTGCTCCTTCAGCCGCAGTTAAATTTGAGGATAAAAAATTATAAACTCCACGAACACTATCAAATAACAAATGTTGCTGTGCTTGTTGTCTGTCTTTTACCCACACAAAGTCAGGCTTAAATCCAGCCGCATTAGTTACTGATAGTGTAGCACCTGTTCCTGTATATGTCGTTGCATCCATATACTTATTACCTTGCACAATAGTGCTTGTAGGTAGGTTATATGTGTTTAGTGCTACATAGCCTGTAGGAGGTGTGTATTTAAATCCTTGCTGACCAAAATTTAATCCTACTGTTTGTGCAGAATAATATGTAGATGCTATTGGAAACCATGTATCGTCAATAGATTTTATACTACTATAAGCTGCATTAGTTCCTGCAACAGGGTCTCCAGATGCCTGAAATGTTCCATTTTTAGAAAACCAAATTTTTCCGTTATCCATATCTAATGCAACACCAATTACATCACCAGTAGTAAATGAATTTCCATAAGCTGTTCCAGCAGCATTAGACATATAATAAACAGAGCCATTTGCATAATATGTAATACCATAATTACTTGATTGTCCGGGCAATGAACCAAATGGAAATTTAGGGCTTGCAATAGATGCACAAGATGCTGTTGATACATCATTTGATATTGTAATTTCCCAATACCATTTTCCAGAACTTACGCCAAATGTTCCTCTTGTATTTCCCCATCCAGAAGAACCATCATCTGTAAAAAATAAATTGCCATTAGATATAGTTCCTGTGCTTTTATCTAATGGATTCAACACAGCATAATTAGCCACAGTCGCACTTGTTAGCGTAGGCACATCTGTCATAGCATCATAGGTTGTGCCAGCAGTTACAGATATATTATTAGTATTCCAATAGTTTCCGTTACCTGAAAAATCTTGACCTAGACCTGTGTTAGAACCTGATGTTAAAGCTATGTTGCTAAATTTAAGATAGAATCCGTTAGTGCCATAAGTGCCTGTGTATTTAGCTGGTTGCCATACGCCTGTGGTTGAGTTTGTAGAGCCAAATGATGATGGTGTTAAGGCTTGTCCGTCAATGAAGTTTGTTTCAGCAGTATATCCATCTCCAGAACCTCCATTAACTTGATTAATAACTGTAGCAGTTCCAGATACATTTATATAATCTGGAGTTAAAGATTGTGTTCCAACATAAGTGTTTGTAGCCCAAGATGTAATTTCTTGGTTATTTACCCAAACTCTAATAGCGTTTGTGCTTGTTTTTGCTGCGGCATTTTTTTGAACAACCACATGATACCAAGCTGCATTATCACGATATACAGCATTACTTATTTTTTGCAATCCATTTAAACCACCAGAAGTAGTAGATTGATAAATAAATCCTCCAGAACCAAAATACATATTTTCGCCAGGATTATAAGATGAGCTATTAATTAAGACTATGCTACCACTACCTATTTTTACCCATGTGCTATATGTCCATACATTTTGTGATGTAGGAGTTCCCATAGTTCTACTTAAATAAGCAGATGCACTACTTCTAAATCTTAAAGAGTTAGTTAAGTTATAACCTGATGGACCGTTTGCTACTAAATTAAGCATTAAGCTACTCCTAGACTGCGACCTTGTTCATAAAGATTTGTGCCATCTGATCTCCAAACAAAGTAGTCTTTAGCACCTGCAGCGGTTGATAATGTTGGTGCAGTTCCGTTTGCCCACTTAAATGTAGTGTCCCAAGTAATTGTATTTGAACCTGCATTTTGTATAACTGCTAATGCGTAAAATGCACCATTAACCAAGTTTGTAGGTGCGCCCATAGTTCTATTTGATGATACAAATGTAAATGTAGCTGTTTGACCTAAAGATGTGTCCCAAGCAATTGTAGCTGCGTCTGTAAGTGTAATGTTAGGTGAATAGCCTGTGCCTACTACAGATAGTTTAGCTAATGGTGATGCAGTTCCTAAACCTAATCTGTTGTTAGAATTGTTCCAAAAAAATTGAGCATTGTTTTGAGAATATACGCCTGAAGCGCCTGCAAATAAAATTGAACCTGTGGTAAATGATGTTGTTGTTCCTGTGCCACCACTACTAATAGGCAAAGTTCCTGTGATTCCTGTTGATAAAGGTAATCCTGTGCAATTTGTTAAAACGCCTGCAGTTGGTGTGCCTAAAGCAGGTGTTACAAAGGTGGGTGAAGTTAAAGTTGCTACAGTATCAGTAACATTTGGTAATGTTAATGTGAAACTAGATGAAGTATTAGTGTTTGCTAATGCTACTTGTCCGCCTAATGACGCTTGAAAAACTAATTGTCCCATAAATTGTCCTTAAACACCCTTCAATGGGCTATATTTTAACTTACTTAAGCTAGTATTCATAGTTTGATTTTCTGTATTTTTAAATGTTAATTAAGCTACACCCAAGCTACGACCTTGTTCGTATAAGTTTGTGCCATCACTACGCCATACAAAGAAATCTTTAGCGTTGGCTGCAGTAGAAAGTGTAGGTGCAGTTCCGCCAGTCCATTTAAATACAGAATTCCATGTCAATGTTCTTGAACCTGTTGCGTCTTGAATTACGTTTAAAGCATAAAAAGCACCTGATACTAAACCTGTTGGTGCTGCCATTGTTCTATTACCGCCTAGTGTAACTGTGGCTACTTGAGCTGTGCTTGCAGCCCATGAAATAGTTGCACCGTCTGTTAGAGTAGATGTTCCAAAGTATTGTTGAGCAGTAAAGTTAGTGGCTGTTCCTGGCGCTACAAAATCTGTTCCTGCGGTTGCAGCAACTATTGCAGTTGTGCCTGTGCCTTTAATAACTCCTGTAAGAGTCGTTGCACCTGTTCCGCCATTAGATACTGGTAATGTTCCTGTAACACCTGAAGATAGCGGTAAACCTGAACAATTTGTTAAAGTTCCAGATGCAGGTGTTTGTAAAATAAGAGCGTCAGCAGTCTGTAGCTCCTCTAATGTTGTTCCTGTAAGCACTAATGGATAAAAATTTGCCATAAAATTTCCTGTTAAGTAACCGCTACGTTAATTGTAGAACCGCTATGATTTATTATAGGTAAAACGCCATTTGCAACAGATACGCTCGTTGTTGATGATCCGCTGTGTAATAATATCAGTAAACTGCTTGGTAGGGTAGACCATGACGTATTAGTTCCGTCTGTTTTTAGGTATTTACCTGTATTTGATGTTTGTGATGGTGCTAAAGCATTAAATGCAGCATTTGCAGTTGTTTGACCTGTTCCACCATAAGCAATACCAACAGCATTTGTAGGTGTTAAATAGCTAGCAGTTAATGTGCCTGTTGATGGTTGATAAGTTAATTTAGTAGAACTTGTGTATTCGGTAGTTGTAGTTCCTGTGGTTACCCTTGCAAATAAAGGATAATAAGCAGTAACAGAGCTTGTATCGTCAGAAATTGTAACGCCTGAAGAAGCTGCGGCAGACCATGTAGGAACGCCACCTGATAAAGTCATTACATAGCCGTTTGTGCTTGCAGCCAAAAATGTAGTTGTTCCTGAAGCCGTTTGATAAGGAACTGAACCATTAGCGCCACCTGCAAGATTAGTTGCAGTTGTAGCTGTTGTGGCACTTGTTGCACTTGTAGCTGTTGCTGCATTACCGCCAATAGATAAGCTAGACGCTGTGCCTGTTAGGCCTGTTCCTGCACCACTAAAGCTAGTTGATGTAAATACACCTGTTGATGGGTTATATTGTAATTTTGTAGAGCTTGTATATTCAGTCGCTAAATTACCTGAAGTTTGATTAGCAAATAATGGGTATCTTGTGCCATTAGTTGTAGTATCGTCAGTTACAGTTGCATAACTTACAGGAGTAGCCCATGTAGGTGCGCCTGATCCATTAGATTGTAAGAATTGACCAGTTGTTCCTGCTGCTGTAACTGCTAAAGCAGATGTTGTTGATCCGTAAACTACACCACCAACTACAAACGCTGAAGATTGTCCTGTGCCACCACGATTGTAAGCTATTGTTGAGCCATTCCAAGTTGCTGAAGTAATAGAACCAGGGTAATCAAATGTATTAGTTGACCAAGATACATTAGAAGGCGTTGAATCATGTTTATCCCATGAACCAGCTGCAGGTGTATTACTTAATAAAACAACAGTTGTATAACCACCTGATTGAATCGTTGCAATTGTAGTAGATGAGTTATTTACAACAGTAATTGCGCCTGATGTTTGATTGTTATTGAATGTAAATGTTGCGCCATTAGGCAAAGTTGTAGCGTCTGGTAATTTAATTGTTTGACCGCCAGAGCCTGTAATTTGGTAATTTTGCGCTGTTGACGCAGTTAAAGTAATTGTTGTGCCACTTGCTGCTTGTGTTACATAACCTTCAAATAAACAGTTAGTTGTAATGTTTCCGTTAGCGTCACGCAAAACTATACTATTTGCGCCACTTGATGTAGTAACTCCACTACCACCGTTGGCTACATTTAATGTTCCAGCCAAAGTAATGATTCCAGCAGTATTGCTTGAAGGTGTAAATCCAGTTGTGCCAGCAGAAAATGTGCTTACAAAGTTACCTGAAAGCGCACTTGTAGGGATTGTTGTAGAGGCTGTTACAGCGCTTCCATTATTACCATATAGATAACCTGTCAAACCACTTGTAATAAGCGTTGTAAGCGTTGCAGAACCACCTGTAATAGACACAGCATTGGCATTTTGGGTTGACATTGTTCCCAAACCTGTAATATCTGTATTAGGTATGGTAGAAACTGTTGAAAAAGCTGATGTTCCACTAGCTTTAAGATAGCCAGCAGTAAAAGTTGTAGCGCCTGTGCCGCCATAAGCTACTCCAATTGTATTTGCGTTCCATGTGCCTGCTGTTAGCGTGCCAACGCCTGTAATGCCTGTATAAGAGCCTGAAATTAGGCTAGAAGCGATTGTTCCTGATGTAATTTGATTAGCATTTAAAGCTATGTTTTGAGCCGATAAACTAGTTAATTGACCTTGTGCATTAACTATAGCAGTTAAAGATTGGCTTGCAGAGCCATAAGAACCTGCTGTAACGCCTGTATTTGTAATAGAAAACTGATTTGACGCTAAAGTTAAGCCAGTTCCTGCGGTATATGTATTTACATTGGCAAATTGCACCCAAGGCATTGGTGTTGTGCCAATTGTGCCTGTGGTTGAAGCGGTGCAAACCCAAGCTGTGTCAATATTTGCTGAACCATTAAGAATAACGGTATAAGCACCTGGCACTTCTGACCATACATCCATGTCTGTAGAACGTGACCAAGTTCCTGAAGATGCTATATAAATGCCGTTGTTCGCAGAAGTTGCTTGATTTTTAACTAAAACTCTATCGCCTGCGGAAATTGTATAACCATCAATAGTTTGTATGCCTGAAAGCGTAATATTGGCTGTTGTTGCTACTTGACAAGCAGCTTTAGGGCCTAAACCTTGCGCTA